CTTGCGTGCCCCCACGCGAAGAGATCTTTCACATTAGAACGGTTGCAGAACCGTCAGGTCAACCGGGGAGGCACCCAGACCCAGCGTGATACCCGACACGATGGTCGAAGCCGCCGTGGTCAGGTTGGAGTCAACCACCGGATACGGGATGGCTTGGACCAGACCACCGTCGATCACGGTAGCCGCCGTCAGCTGAGCCGTAGCAATCGCACCAGAGTTCGTTGCACCAGCCAGCTGAGCCTGGCGGGGCTGGAACAGACCAGCGCCGATTGCCGGGTTCTTCACGCTCGGGGTGGATGCGTTCAGACCGTTGAAGGTGCGCAGATTGAACTGCGTACCGTAACCCGCACCCGACGTGGTAGCCGCGCTGTTGGTCGGGGTGATGCTCATGCACATCACGATGGTCGCCGCCGCCGAAGAACCGCCGCCGCCCGAGAAGGACAGGGTCGGGATCGCCGTACCGGCCAGAACCGTCGTACCCGGCTGAGTGCAGACCACCGCCGAGATCGTCTGGGCGCCGCCAGCCGAACCGGACGCGACCAGAGCGGTCGTGTACGAACCAACAGTCGTCGGACCCACCGTGCCCTGAGTAGATTCGCGCTGGTCAGGGATCAGGGTGATGGTCGGAGCAACGGTATAACCGGCGCCCTGGTCCACAACAGTCAGGGTCGGAACACCGGACGAGATCGTCGCGGTGATCGTGGCCTGAATGCCGCCGATTGGGGGAGGAGACACCAGCACCAGAGGTGCATAGTTGTAACCCGCGCCAGCCGTGACCGTGGTGATGGTGGTGCTGATCGCGCCACCCACGATGGCCTTCCAGGTGGAACCACCCGAGGAAGCCGTCACGGTCGGAGCCGAGGTGTAACCCGAACCCGAGTTGGTCACCACGGCACCGATCGCGAAGCCCGTCATGTTGGCCAGACGGAAGTTCACGCCATCCGAGGAGATGGTGGTGGGCGTGTTGCCCGCGTTCGGGAAGTTGCGCCAGATGCCCGTGATGGGATCCAGGAACTGGATGAACGTGTACGGACCCGGAGTGATGAGCCACTGGCCCGCCGGGATGTAGTAGGTCGTGCCCGCCGGCAGATAGACTTCGTTGCCGAAGACCGGGCCGGTGTACGGGGTGACGAGGCCGGGGTTGAGCGGAAGACCAACGCCCGCTCCGCGCATGGGAGTGATTGCCATGGTGAGGGCTCCTTAGAAGCTGGCGCCGGCAACGGCGGAAAGCTGCATCCCAGACGACGGCTTCGTATTCACGAGAGCCATGGCTGCGATGATCACTCCGACATTGGCGATCTGGTTGTTGGCGATCAGCGAGTGCCAGCCAGAGAACGCGAAGTTCGCGTCTTCCGAAATGTACAGGCCGAGATACTTGGAGTTGATGATGTAGGCGGTGCCGACCGGGCAGAACGGGTCCGCCAGGATCGGGATGTTGCCCAGCATCAGAGCGCGGAAGCCCGCGTTGACGGCGTCGTCATTGCCGTACTTGATGCCCGGATCAGTGTTGAACTGTTCCACCGACATGAAGTCCGTCAGGAGCGTGGTCCAGTCCGACAGGCTCATGATGACGAAGTCGGGGCTTTCACCACCGGCAATCTTCGTCAGCTGCATGATGCGGGTCATCATGGTCGTACGCGACGGGGTGATCGAGGTGCTGATCTTGGTCGATTTCCAGAACGCGTTGCTGTTCCGGTTCAGACCGCCGTACGAGGCCACCGAAGTGCCGTCATCGTAGATGTCCTGGAAGCCGTTGATGGCCAGGGAGTTGGACGCAGCCGAACCGAACAGGGCGGTCGAGATCGCCTGCACCGCCACCGTCTTGGCGTCAGCCATACGGGCCTTCACCAGCGGAATGATGGTCTCGGTCTGCTGCAGGAGGCTTTCCATGCCCAGCAGCGGGATCGGAACCGTACCGACGCTCAGGTTCCACGCGGCCTGCTGCGTTGCAGCAAGCACCTGGGGCTGCGGGAAGCCGCCGTCATAGCCGGCCCAGTTGAAGTTCACAAACTGCGAACCCTGAACCGGGACAGTGACCTGAGACAGACCACCACGAGCGCGCTGGGCGTTCCGCATGAGCAGAGACAGCACAGGAGCCGCAGAGTAGATCTGCACGACGAGCTTGGGCACAAAGGCCCGACGCATGACTGCGGTCAGTTCGTTTGTAATACTGCCGCTAGCGGGGACTACCCCGGAACCGTAGACTGGCATAGGTACTCCCCTTTAGCCGTGATCAGGAATCTTGGTTGCTTCGGATATCCACCAGAACGCGCCCAACTTCACGGTCGGCCCACTTTTCGGGATCCGCAAACAGTCCAGCAACATCCACTTCCACGGCGTTGTCCTTGAAGTCCCAAGCGTCGGGCTCCCAGGAAGAACGTGCTTCGGTCGGCTTCGGGTTCTGCCGCTCAAACAGGGCGGCGGCAGCATCCGGATCCGGGATGGATCGGTCGATCATCAGGGCCTTGATCTTGTCAATGCCCTCGTCGTTGTAGCCGTAGGTCTTCTTCAACCGAGAGAACGACTGGTCGAGCTGGGACAGCGTCTGGCGCTCCTGCTCGTACTGGTCGCGCGCAGCCATCTTTCCGAACATCTCTTCGAGCTGCGCCTTGGTTTGGCGGACCTCTTCGATGTAGGGCTTGGCCACTTCAGCAGCCACGTCCTCATCCGTACGAGTGTTCGGATAATGCGCCTTGATCGCGCGGGTCAGAAGCGGGCGGGTGCGCGGATCATTGTTGATCTGCTCCAGCAGCTTCTTGCCGGCGACAAGAGCGTTCAGCTCGGTTTCGTCTACAACAACTTCAGCCATAGGAGGGGGCGTCCTTGCTAGCGGTTAAGGGTCACTTACCGTTCGGAATGTGAGTGACCGGGAAAGCGTTCTTGATGTCCTTCGGCTGCTGCGACATGCGGTTGCCGATCTCGACCACGCCCAGGTTCACGCGGACGATGGATTCATCCGGCTCGAGCGAAGGGGTCGGGGGATTGAAAGCAGGCGAGGTGGGGAGCGTGGCCATGGTCGGTTCCTTACATTCCTGGCATTTGGGGCGGAGCGCCGGGAGCACCACCGGGGGCTCCACCAGGAGCTCCACCGGGAGGGGGTTGACCCTGTCCAGGCTGTTGTAGCTGTTGCATCTGCTGCATCTGTTTGGCGCGTTCCATCAGACCCAGCAGAGCGGTCTGTTGGACACCCTGTCCCTCTTGGCCGGCGGGCGCGATCTTCGCGCCATCCTGGATCATCTTCAGCACGGCCTTGTGCTGTTCAGATCCCACCGCAAGTGTGGGCAGAGCCATTTCCAGAAGGTGGATTGCCTCCCTTACCTTCGTCATGGCGTCAGCCGCCGCACCGGGGTTGCCAGTGCGGGGTCCGGCAGCACCGGCAGAGCCGATGGTCGGAGGCGTCATTGGTAGGGGAGGCAATGCCATTAGAGCTTCCTAGGTTTGTGAGAATCCGGTGCAGCCTAACGCTGCACGGGATTACTTCCGGCGGTGCTTACGACCCTTGCGCATTGGGCGGTCTCCTTATTAGAAACACCGGGGGGAGGAGTTCGCATTACTACGACCCCCGGCCAATCGGCAGTCACCGCGAGGTAAACCCCTAAGCCTGCGTGCCGACAAGATACCATTACCCAATAGATGGCGCAACAAGATCAAAATATAGCTTCAGTATTCGGCGGTACAGTCTTTTCAAAAGACTTTATTTCTTGCCTTTTCCGTGAGGTACGGCCAGTTCCGGGTGCTGTTGCATGAACTGGGCCTTGGCCTCTTCGCGCTGACGGTAGGACAGGATGAGCTCGTCCTGATAGGGCGGGTGGGTCATCTTGATCAGCGCTTCGCCGTCGATCGCGCCTCGGCCTGCCAGAGCAAATGCCAGCTGGGCATTGTCGCCAGAGAAGGCAGGCGAGGACGTATGGCTGTCCACCGAGACCTGTGCATCGTCGGGCAGCTGGCTCAGCATGAACTCGTTCACGCTTGAGAACATGCCGGCGAGCCCGCCCTTCTTGGGCAGCGAGAACACGCGCGCGTCCTTGATTTGGGACATGCGCAGGCAGAGATCTCCCAGCGCTGCGCACTGATCCTCAACGATCAGGGCCCGGTCCCTCAGGCGAGGGCTGGAGGTCTTCAGCATGGCGTTGGCCTGCGCGCCCGACCTGACGCCTGCGTCTCCCTGGCCAGAGGTGGTCGAGGTGAACCCGCCGGCGTCCTCAAACGTCTTGCGGATCATCTGGATGTATTCCAGCGCGTTGGGCGGCATCTGGGGAGCCAGGGTCTCGATCTTGGCGTTGGGGGCTTGGGCGTCCGTCAGGATCCCGCCGGGAGATCCCAGGATGCGGGCCTTCTCGTCGGTGATCGCGGAGAAGCCGGTGAAGGATCTGGCCGGGTTGGCTTGGCGGCGGAAAATCCGGTCCAGATCCTCGAGGCGCTCGTTCAACCACAGCTGCGGGTTCTGGACCGTGGCCAGTTCGGACCGGCCCCAGAAATAGCCTGCGACCTCGTTGGGGCACACCTTGATGAACGGGTTGTGGCCTGGGATGTCGCACAAATTCTGATAGCGGTACTCACCATCAATTACGACATCGCCCACCATTCGGATGCACGTCCAGTCGCCCTGACCATCGCGTGCGTCGTCGTTCATGATCCAGCATTCATCAATGCGGATCAGCTGGCTGGCCACTTCTGGCGAGAGCATTGGGGTTGGCACGCTCTGGTACGAGACCGATCCCCGCTGATTGTTTGAGCCCGTCGTGCTGATGGGCTGGGTTCCGCCCACGACGATCTCGTGGAAGTAGTCCTGCTCGAAGTTCTCGCGGGTCATGGTCGCGTTGCGATCGATGACCTCCGCGCTGATTTCCTTAGCCTTGGGATGCCCCAGCATCATCCGTTCGAACTGGGCAGGCGTCATGTAGTAGCTGAAATTGAACGCGTCCTGCTCGTCCAGATCCTCGATGTCCTCGCGCAGCACGCCGAACATTTCAGGCTTGATGATCTGCGTCTGGTAGCCCTTGGCGCTCCACAGAAGCTTGATGATCGCGCAGCCCTTGATCAGGGACATGTCCACAGCTTGGGCGAAGGCCAGACCGCACCGGGTTCTGCGGAATTCACGCGTGAGGTGACGAGCTGAAAGATCGGCGGCGCCCATCCACTTCTGCGTCTCGTCGGATTCGAACGTGACATCGAAACGCACGTCGGAGGGGCTGAACAGATACGAGCTCAGCTTGTCAATGTGGCTGTAGCACAGGTTGTCCTTGGCCGATCCGGACAAGGAGCCGTTGTAATACAGGCTCGTCATTTGACGGCCTTGGGTGCGGCGGGCCTCCCGGCTCACCATGCACTCGTCAATGATCTCGCGGGTCCAGGGTCCGATGTGCCGTGAGGGGAGCTTCATGTCTTTCCAGAGTCCTTAGCAACAACGGTCAGATTGTTTATACCCGATCTTGCCATCGTTTTCGACTTGTGAAGCAGGCCGATCGGATCCACGCCTTGGGATCTGGCTTCCGCAGCTGCTGGAGCAGCGCCCTGGATCTGCGCCATGGGATTGGCAGCTGGCATGTTGCCGGCCTCAGCGGCGCCAAAGAAACTCTTCACGTAGCCCTGCAAGTGAGGCGCGACCTCGGGCGGAGCATTGGTCATGGCCATGTACTCGCGCGTGATGGCCTCCGATTCCGCGGTCTGGATCGGGGAAGGGGCCTTGGCCACAATGTCCCCCGGTCGGTTGTTGTCGTTCATGTCCGTAAGACCAAACGTCTCCTCCGCGACCTTCTGCGCAATGTCGATGGCTTTGGCCTTCACCCCAATGATGTTCGGGGCCTGAGGGGCCCAGCCACCTTTGGTTCCGCAGTGCGGACAATCAGGATAAGGGCCCTCGCTTTCGCGCCAGCCCTTGAACTCAACGTCGCAGTCATCGCATGCGTAGGTTCCGTAGATGGCCATGATCAATCGTCCAATGAATTCAGGTAGGCTTGCTGCCTTGCCTGGGCTTGAGACTTGAAGAAGTCCGGGATGATGTGGCCAAGGACATGGTCCTGGTCGGTGCTTTCGATACGGGCCTGCTCCGCGGTCTCGCGCTGGTAGGTGCGGTTCTCGGCCATCATGCCGACCCGCCTCCACATGTCCCAGGCGTAGATCGCAAGCCCTGCCGCAAAGACGCGGTCGTCCTTGTTGCGGCCCGAGGCTGCGATCCGGTCACCGTCCTGCACCAGGGTCAGCATTTCCTCGAGGAGCCCCAGCGATCGGACCACGCATTGTTCGGTCGAGTAGTAGTCTCGGAACTTGTTGAACAGCAGCAGCTTGTTGTTGTAGGTGGTGGACCAGTTGTAAGCATAACCTGATCCCATTGAGTCAGGCCGGTGCCATAGGAACCACTTGGCTC